CTGTGCGAGGGGTTCCAGCAAGGAAGGTAAACCCAAGTGCTTACCAAGATCAAAGGCACACGCACTGGGCAAGAAAGGTAGGAAGTCCGCGGCCGCAAGGAAACGTAGACAGGACCCAAGCAAGAACAGACGTGGCAAAGCCAAGAACGTGGCCACCAAGAAAAAATAATTTTTACGATTTTTTTGTTAGTAAATATTCCTATCTATGTGCGGTATAGTTTACTCTCAAAGCAAAAATGGCATTAAAGACCTAGTAACGATCAAGCGCCGTGGTCCCGAAGGATTCAAAGAACTTCAAAATGATTTTGGTTATTTCGCACACAGTCTTTTAAATACCATCGCAGAACCTGTTGCACAACCATTGACAAACAAACACGGGGTTTTGCTGTATAATGGTTCCACATATAATAACAATTCAGGCAATGATAGCAAATGGTTGTCGGAACAATTAGATGATAATCTGGCACAAACTATCGATGTGATACGTTCATTGCGTGGAGAATATGCATTAGTCTATGTAAACGACACGCATATTGTTTTTTGTGCCGACGAGTTTCATCAACGAAATCTCTGGTATTATGTGTCACAAAACGAACGAGAATGCACAGTAAGTTCTATCCCTAAGACCGTATCTGACAAACATAGCAGTTGTTGGTATTGTGAAGAAAATAAAATTTATGTTGTAGATAAGTCAAACATGAGTATCCATACTGTACAAAACAGGCAATGGAATTTTGATCAAAAAATTAATCATTTTGATTATGTGATAGAAAATTTTGATAAGGCAATAAAGGAAAGGCACGATTCAAAAATCACAACCAATTTACATAGCAGTGGACATGATTCCGGAGCCATAGACTGTGCAACACTGAAACACACTAACAATTACAAATCAATTGTTACTGTCAGTGGTGAGATAAAACAAATACTCAACGAGAGATACAAAAAACACAAATTCCAAATGTTTACCACACCACCAGCACAAAAAGAAAAACAATACCTATTTGAAAACACAATAGATTCTTATCAAATTTGGCAGGTTGGCGAAGTAGACCTTTTGATACAGATGTATAGATACATATCAGAAAACAACAAACACAAAGTAGTATTAACAGGCAATGGCGGTGATGAAATTTATAATGATTGGAAAGGGCAACACAATAATCATTTCAAAGGCAGAACAAATGGTTGTTTTCCAGAAAATTTACAACTTGTATGGCCTTGGTTCAATTATACAGGCAGATTGATACCAAACAACCAAAGAGCAGATTTTATAGCAGGATGGTTTGGACTAGAAGTAAGGAATCCCATGCAGGACCAAGATGTTGTACAGGCATGGTTAAACACAACAAATGATATAAAAAATAATGGATACAAACCATGGGTCGAACATTATCTAAAACAAAACCATTACCCTTTTGCACAAGGGTCATATGGTAAAACACATTTTGGATCAGAACCTACAGCAAAAACTTTGTGAGTAAAACTAATTGACTGTTTCCAAAAACTGTTATATACTATCAGCAACAAGGAGAAACAAATGGCAGTAAGAAATTTTAACGACGCTGAAAAGCAGAAACTAATACAAATCATATCGCAGGGCTCACAAGTGCTAGGCGAGGTAGAAGATCTTAAATCAGGATTGAGGGACACAGTGAAAGCAATAGCGGAAGAACTAGAACTTAAACCCACACTAATAAACAAGGCAATAACAGTGGCCCACAAAGGCAATTATCAGAACATCGCTGATGAAATGGACACACTGGAAAGCATATTAAACACTGCCGGCAAACTCTAATGTTAGTAAAAGTCAGATCATTCTGGCTTCGTAGTTTTGAAAGTGATAGGACCGCGTTCTATTTCGAACTAGTCAGTTTCATATTCACTGTTGCGGCCAGCATGACCCTAGCCATATCTGCCAGGAATCCAAACATGCTTATAGTGTACCCGGCGTTCTTCGTTGGTGCCACCACACAGTGCTACGCATCATATAGGAGAGGTGCGGCATGGGTGATGATTTTGACTTTCTATTTCAGTTGTGTTAATATATTTGGATACGGCGTGGCCGCAGGATGGTGGTAAGATGAGTTACATAGATGCATTATACAAAAAGGATGAAGACAAGATATACGTTGTAGAACGTGATCCCAAGAAGGGCAGGATATTCACGGAATACGATGCGAGATATGTTTTCTATTATCCTGATTCAAGGGGCAAACACAGGTCAATAACAGGAGAACCACTGCAAAAGGTACAGTGTGCCACCTCAAAAGAATTTATCAAAGAGCAACGTATAAGATCAAACAAAGTTCTTTATGAAAATGATATCAGTCCAGTGTTCAGGTGTTTGGAGGAGAATTACCTTGGCAAGGAAACTCCCAAACTGAACGTGCTATTCTTTGATATCGAGGTGGACTTTGATCCTGAAAGGGGCTATGCCACAACAGATGATCCGTTCATGCCCATTACTGCCATAAGTTGTTATATGGGCTGGACTGATCAACTAATCACATTCGCCATCCCGCCAAAAACACTGAGCATTAAGGAAGCAGAGATACTCACAAAAAGATTTGACAACACAATTCTGTTTGAAAAAGAAAAAGACATGCTGGACGCTTTTCTGCAAGTGGTAGATGAAGCAGACATTATTTCTGGTTGGAACTCTGAGGGATATGATATTCCTTACACTGTGGGGCGGATACAAAAAACTATGAGTTCAGATGACACAAGGCGTTTGTGTTTCTGGGGTGAAAAACCCAAAAAAAGGATATTTGAGAAATATGGTCGAGAGCAGTTAAGTTATGATTTGATTGGTCGTGTGCATTTGGACTTGCTTGAACTTTACAGAAAATACACATACGAGGAGCGTCACAGTTTCCGATTGGACGCTATAGGGGAACACGAGCTGGGCGAAAGAAAAACAGTGTACGAAGGATCACTGGACGCATTATACAACAACGACTTTGCGTTGTTCATAGAGTACAACAGGCAAGATACAAACCTGCTGGCTAAACTTGAAAAGAAATTAAAATTCATAGAACTGGCCAACGAGATTGCACACCAAAACACAGTGTTGCTACAAACAACCATGGGTGCTGTGGCAGTAACAGAACAGGCCATAGTGAACGAAGCACATAGACGTGGCATGATCGTGCCTGGTAGGAAATACAGAGACAAAGATGCCGAACCTGTCACGGCGGCGGGTGCATATGTGGCAACTCCAAAGAAGGGATTACATGACTGGATAGGATCTGTTGACATTAACTCACTATATCCAAGTGTTATCCGTGCCCTGAATATGGGGCCAGAGACCATAGTGGGACAAGTGAGGCCGATCATTACATCGGCAGAAATCAACAGGGCAAAACACGCCAAAAAGTCATTTGCGGCCGCATGGGACAATCAATTTGGCAGTTGGGAGTATCAAGCCATTATGGCAAAAGAACGTGGCACGGAAGTGGTAGTGGACTGGTCAGACGAAACCAGCGTACGGATGAGCGCCGCACAACTACATGATGTGATCTTCGATGGCAACAACAAATGGATGATATCAGCCAACGGAACAATATTCACTTACGAACAAGAAGGCATCATTCCGGGACTGTTGAAACGCTGGTACGCTGAACGTAAAGAAATGCAAAAGAAAATGCACGATGCCGGCTCTAATGATATAGAACGAGAGTATTGGGACAAAAGACAACTGGTTAAAAAAATTAATCTAAATAGTTTGTATGGAGCAATCTTGAATCCGGGTTGTAGATTTTTTGACCTCAGAATAGGACAAAGTGTAACACTCACAGGCAGATGCATAACAAAACACATGGGTGCTAAAGTAAATGAAATTGTTGCAGGCAAATACGATCATGTAGGCGAAAGCATCATATATGGTGATACTGATTCTGTGTATTTTTCAGCACACAAAACATTGGCAAGTGAAATCGAATCCGGCAAGATTCCTTGGAGCAAAGAAAGTGTTGTCGGACTATATGACAAAATAGCAGATGAAGTGAACACAACATTTGCTGGTTTCATGAACAAGGCGTTCCATTGTCCAACAACAAGAGGTGCAGTAATAAAAGCAGGCAGAGAACTTGTCGCAGTAAAAGGATTATTCATAACAAAGAAAAGATATGCTGTGCTGTATTATGATAAAGAAGGAGAACGTGTGGACAATGCCGGGAAAGAAGGCAAAGTGAAAGCAATGGGGGTCGACTTGAAAAGATCAGACACACCTGTGTTTGTACAGGACTTCTTGAGTGATATCTTGTATCAGGTGCTGACAGGGGTCACAGAGGAAGAGGTGTTACAATCAATAACAGACTTTAGGGAAGAATTCAAAGCGAGGCCAGGTTGGGAAAAAGGATCTCCAAAACGTGCCAACAACATGACCAAGTACAGCGAAGAGGAGGCCAAGAAGGGCAAGACCAACATGCCGGGACACGTGAGGGCCAGTATGAACTGGAACAAGTGCAGAGAGATGTATGGTGACAAGTACTCGATGCCAATAACGGATGGTGCCAAAGTGATAGTATGTAAACTGAAAAATAATCCATTAAATTACACATCAATCGCATATCCCACGGATGAACTACGTATACCAGATTGGTTTAAAGAACTGCCTTTTGACAACGAAGCAATGGAACAAACAATATTAGATCAGAAATTAGACAACTTGATAGGTGTGTTGGATTGGGATATACAATCCACGGAAACCAGCAACACATTTAACAAACTGTTTGAATTCTAAATAACCATATGTTGAGCATAGAAGAAATCAAATTGTTGATAGAAAAACTTAAAAAATTAAAGGAAACCGATTTCCAACAATTGATCGATACAAATTTGCAAATATTAGAGGACCTAGCGGAAGCCATTGATGCCAATAATGAACGAGTGATATCTCAGAGGGACAAAACTCCCGAATGGTTTTTACGTGATTTGGAATACAAACAAAATCATAATCATGTCAATCCACATTTATACAGGACAATACAAAAGAAAATTTTTCAATTTGCAAAAACTAATTTATACAACAGTTTAGAAATTGGTCCCGGGAATGGACAATTCAGTAAAGAATTTAGAGCATGGAGGAAAAATTTCTTTTTAGATATAAATCTAAGCCTAGAACAAAAAGTAAGACGCAGATTCAATCCCGGACATCAAAAACATATTGTTTGGTACAACACCAGGGCACATGAATGTTCAAATATTCCACAAGCATCATGCAACTTCGTGTTCAGTTGGGACACATTTGTGTTCTTTACACAAAATCATATACAACATTACTTGCATGAAATCAAAAGAGTTTTGATACCTGGCGGATATGCTTTTGTAAATTATGCAGATTGCCATTACGATTTCGATCTTACACAAGCCAAACGTGGTTATTGGAATTATAATACCAAAACTGAGATGGAAAGGATCATCAAAGAAGAAGGGTATGAAGTTGTCGAAATGAATCAATTTTGTCCAGGAGCCAACTATGCAATATTCCGTAAACCTGGTAAACAAAATCCTATTGTGTATAAGATTAATGAAATAACACTTGATTAAAATCTAAATACATTGTATACTTAATCATTATGATAGATATCTTGAGAGACATAGTCAAGCACACGCATGGCTTGGGATTTTTGGATCTTGTGAAGATCACTGGAACTAGTGATGAAACCACATTAGATTCAATGGCCGAAGACAGGTCAGTTATACTCCAGGGGTCTTTTCACAAACCACAATCGGAAATGATTGGTACTTTTGGCATGCCACAATTGAACAAACTTGATATTCATTTGAAATGCCCGGAGTACAAAGACAAAGCGAATATAACTGTGTTGTCCGGTGAAAGAAACGGTGCGACCATTCCCACAGGAATCCATTTCGAGAACGAAAAGGGTGACTTCAAGAATGACTACAGATTCATGAACGCCGAAATCATAAACGAGAAACTTAAGACCGTGAAGTTTAAGGGTGTTAAGTGGAACGTTGAAATCGAACCAACCGTGGCTAGTGTGCAAAGATTCAATTTTCAATCAGTAGCAAACACAGAACACAACTCGTTTGTTGTGAGAACAGAAGATGGAAACTTGATTTTCACTTTTGGTGATAAGGCAACGCACGGTGGTGAGTTTGTATTTGCTAGTGGAGTGACTGGAGTCCTAGACAAAGGGTGGAGTTGGCCGGTTGGACAGGTATTACAGATATTGAAACTATCAGACTCAGCAAAGGTCACATTACATTTCTCTAACGAGGGTGCAATGATGGTCTCTGTTGATTCAGGATTAGGCAAATATCAATATATAATTCCAGCACAGGCGCAGTGATGACAGATAAAAGGCAAGAACATTTAGGAGAACTCAGCAGAGACTTCGCGGTGTTCTTGCCTGCTATATCAAATTTCTACAACGTATTCATCTCAAAACAGAGAGTCACCGAAGGCAAACATATCTCACAAGAAAGAATTCCTACAGGTTTTGACAGAGGAGTCGAAGGCCTGAACTTTATCAACCCAGATAAGGGTTATTTCACGTATCC